ATCAATAAAGCTTTAGGAAGTGGATCATCTACACCAACTCCTGCACCTACACCGTCTACTCCTAGTAGTTCTGGAACAAAATTTGCTAAAGGTGACGTTGTTAACTTTAAAGGCAACAAGCATTATGTAAGTTCCACTGGAAATAGCGGAAGTGCTTGTAAGCCTGGTAAAGCAACAATTACAGCTGAGGCTAAAGGAGCAGCTCATCCATATCATGTAGTTGCAGTAAAAGGTGAAGGATCTACTGTATATGGATGGGTCAATGAAACTGATCTTGCTAAAATTGGATCTTCTGGATCTTCGAAATTTCCTTATCGTATTAAAGTAAAGATTCCTGATCTTAATATTCGTAGAGGCCCTGGTACTAATACTGATAAGGTTGGTAAATATACTGGTATCGGTGTGTTTACAATTGTAGAAGAAGCTGATGGTCCTGGAGCTTCTAAATGGGGATTACTTTCTAGCTACAAGAAAAATAGAAATGGTTGGATCTCACTTGATTCTGATTTCTGTGACAGACTGTAAGTATGTAACATCGTTAAAAAATAATAAGGGGTGGAATTTCCACCCCTTATTTATTATAATTATTTCCTTACATATAAACCGCAATGGCATTTACCAGGCTCATTACTTTCTCTAAACTCTTTACAAGGACATTTAGTATCCTCATTTTTAATAAGTCTACATGGGCAATAGCCATTATTTTTTTCTAATGCCTTTTTGATAGCATCAACTCTTTGATTATCATCTGATTCATAATAGTTCATGATAGTTTCTCCCCATATTGATTGTCTGAAGCAAGGAATACTCCTAGAACTTCATCAAAGTGTTTTTCTTGATTAGGAACATATCTTCCAAATTTGATTATTATATTCTCAAATTGTTTAAGATTTAATACTTGAGAATCAATTTCATCTTTATTATAGCCTGTATATATAACTACATCATCATAGCAGCTATATTTAATACGTAAACACTTAATGAATTCATAAAGCTCTTCCCATTGTTCAAATGGCTCAAGACCTCCAAATACAATAGAAGATGTTAATTTGTTTGAAAAGTATCTTCCTATAATTTCGTCATTATTTTGAGATTTTGGAGTCTTATTCCTCCATGTATTATTTTGACAAACACAGAGAGGTATTCCTGCTTCTTCACAGCATTTTCCACCACACGATATCGTCCCAATAAACATCGATGGTTTTTTATAATTATTGAAGTCTTCATCAAGAATTGTTAGATATCTCATAATTGATTCCTATCCTTAAATTCTGCAGCTTTGCCAGGATTAAAATTATCTACATCTCTAAGATATCCAGTTACACGTTGATATTTATGTAACCTACTCTGACAATAGGGACAATTGTTAACATGTTCAATGATATATCCATGGTTATCACAATATCTAGATATAGGGGACAGACTCATGTATGGAACTTCATATTGCTCAAACATAGACTTTACAATTGAGCGTGCTTGTTCTCCTGAGATTGCTCCCTCAAGATAACAATGAATAACTGTTCCTCCTGTGAACTGCACCTGCAAATCATTCTGATGAGCAAATGTTTTATCAATACTTTCAATCAATTTAACAGGAATATGGCAGCTATTAGTGTAATAAACACTATCACCTTCACCTTGAGTAATAATGTCAGGATAAAGTTTCTTATCAGCAAGCGCAAATCTATAACAGGTTCCCTCAGCAGGTGTTGCTTCGTAATTATAAAGATGCCCAGTTTCTTCCTGATATTGAACCAGTTTCTCACGAATATGATCACCAACTTTAACGCAGAAAGCATGACATTCATCATCGAGAATATTTTTTCCAAATAAGTTTTCGCACATTTCATTCATTCCCACAATGCCAATAGTACTAAAATGATTATCAATAGTACCAACATATTCCATATATGCAGGAAGAAGATTAGTTTCAATAACATTTTCCTGAAGCCATGAACGTTTAATCTCTAGACTATTCTTAGCAATATCTAAATATTTATCTAAAGATTTAAAGAATTCTTCTGTGTCATGTTTAGCTTCATAACCAATACGAGGAAGATTAATAGAAACAACTCCAATTGATCCAGTTGAATCTCCTGATCCAAATAAGCCTCCGTTACGTCTACGAAGCTCTTTTAAGTCTAATCGTAAGCGGCAGCACATACTTCTTACATCTGATATATCCATTTCACTATTAATGAAATTAGCAAAATATGGAGTCCCGTATTTACCTGCCATCTCCCATAATAGTTTATTATTGGGATTATCCCAGTCAAATCTCTTATGGATATTATAAGTAGGAATAGGATAAGCAAATAGTTTACCGTTTCCGTCTCCTTCTAACATCGTTTCAAAGAATGCTCTATTAAACATATCCATTTCCTGTTGGCAAGATCCATAAGTAAAACTTACAGGTTCACCTCCAACAATAGCATATTCTTTTAACATATCAGCAGGAGGAGTTAAGTCAAAAGTTACATTGCTGAATGCAGGTTCTGCTCCACATCTGCTATTAGAGTTTATACTAAATATGAAGTTTTGCATACTTTGTTTTACTTCATGATAGTCAAGTTTATCTCTCTTAATAAACGGAGCCAGTAAAGTATCGAAATCATTAAACGCTACAGCACCCATAATTTCATTCTGGAAAATTGTTGTAAGGTTAGCTATTTGATTCAATGCAGAATCAAAATGTTTTGCTGGAGTACTTGCAGGAATATTACCAATCCCTCTTACACCTTTCATTAGGATATCTTTAAGAGAGTATCCACAGCAATAAATTGTTAATCCGCCAAGATCATGTAAATGGATATGACCATCAACATATGCTTCAGTGATAGAAGGAGTATATACTTCTCTCAGCCAGTAATCTTTACTTACCTCAGCAATCATGTAACGAACCATTCCACCGAACATATATGGCGAGCTAGAATTCTCTTTAACTCTCCAGTCTTTCTTCATGAGATATGGTTCTACAATCTCTTTACTAGTCTTCATTTTTATTTACCTCCATTACATATTTTTTTATGATCATTAACGCCTCGTTGAAATCATATATTTCTCCATCGACTTCTAACATAGGAACGCGATCAAAACCTTTAGCTACCATGTCATCAACTGAGTTATTCTCTTCATATATAATATCTTTCTTATCCATATATTCTTTGAGAAGTTTACAGTTAGGACATCCAGTAGAGTACAAAATAATTTTTTTATTCATCATTTTCCACCTTTCTAAAATTTTTTAGAATTAAATATTTGATACTCAAATCTTAATTTTTTAAGATTTATTAACATACGAAATGAAAATATATAAACAAAAAAATGATATAAGTGGGAGGATTAATCCTCCCACTTATATCCCATAATTTACAGTACATAACCGAATACTTCAAGCATAATCTCTGTAATCTCTTCAGAGTTCATAGGAACAAGACCGAAATCCTCGAAACGTTTATTTCCGATAATTGTAACACCATTAAGTATCGGAAGATATCTCAATGATTCATAAGACATATGTTTACCTCCTGTTCATGACATCTGTCAGTTTCTCATACATTTCATCTATTATATGATTTGTACCTTTAGATGCCTCAACAGCAAGGTTATCTGCCCTTTCATTAAATTCATTTCCGTTATGTCCGAAGACATGAGTCATTGTTAAAGCAATACCCATTGATTGAAGTTTATTTCTAGTTTCAATTAATTGTTCCCATAGATCTTTGTTTTTAACATCTTTGGGTTTACTTCCCTGGAATCCAGATGTCATCCAATTATTCTGCATCCATTTGTCAATCCATTTCATGTTAACCGCTTTGACAAAATATTCAGAATCACTGAACAGATTGATCTGTTTTAAGCCAGCAAATGTTCCATCCTCTACACTTTGAATGATTGCTCTTAAGCCCCATACACCAGCCATGATCTCCATTCTATTGTTTGTAGAAAGCCTAAATCCCTGATTCTTTTCAATAATTTTTGGTTCAGGCAAATCAGATCCATCAGGCATGTCCCAATAACGGATGACATATGCAAGTCCAGACGCTCCAGGGTTTCTTAAACTACTACCATCAGTATATAACTCAATAGGCATAGTAATCATGATATTGTTCTCCTTTCAAAATTAATATAGAGCATTAGTCTTTTATAATGCTCTATATTCTGTGTTATTGTAGTTTCAATATATTATTAATATTCTTTGATCTGTTCATTTATCGCTGCTTCAGCCTTAGCTACCATTTTCTTAAATTTAGGGCTTTCATTAAGCTTACTGATCCTTTGTAGGATAGCAGATTCAATTTTTCTATTTTCTTTCCTCTCTTTCTTAGTCTCAGCAGCTTTAGCTTTCTCGTCTGACATATTCATTTTACGACGAAGCTCTATAACGTTTACTCCATTTTCCTCTAATGTCTTAAAGAACTTCTGCAACTCTCTATCGGCATAAGTTACATAAGCATTACCAGGAGTGAGTTCTTTCATTAACTCTTCTCTTACAGCAATATCGTATAAGAATACGGCGTCGTCATCAGCCCAAGATCCTTCAAATCTCATTTCATCCCAGACATTCTTTTCCTTCTTAGGAGGCTCAAATAAACTATTAGTTACTAGATAGCTTCTTTCGTTATTTTGTCCTCTATTATTTGGATTACTTTGAATCTTATTTAATATATCATGAAGGCCATCAGCTATATATCTCTCTTTCTTCTTCATCTTCTTTTTATTAGATCTGCCGAATGATCGTACATCGTATCCCTTAATGTATTTACCTTTGATATCTTTAACTCTGAACGCAGGAGGATTATCAGCATTATGAAGAATATATTCCACTTCTTCTGGTGATAACAATCTTTCCATCATTTCTTCTTCTGATTCATAATCTCCATCTTCTTCAGCTAAGAATTGATCGTACCAAGGATCTCTCTTCTCTTCTTTAATAGGTACAAGATCCTTAGGATCTAATTCAGGATTAGATATATATTTGATAATCATGTCTATGTTATATTTATCCATTCCTTTTAATTTAGGCATAGGAATTCTATTATGATAAATCTTTCCGCATGATACCAAGCTGAAGAATTCGTCTGATGAATGTAGATAGTTTTCTTTCTTTTCAAGAAGTTCCCATGCTTCAACTACTACTCTCATTGCTTCAATGTACTGATCTACTTTTCTATAGATTCTTTTAAGAGATCCGAGTTTCAAATTTAACTCTTGAAGAGAATCATTACGAGCTCGTTCTTCATCACTCATATGATATTCGTCATGTTCACTATAGTCATGAACTATTGTGTGAACACATGACTCTCTTATTTCTTTCATTTCAGTTTCTGTATATTTATGCTCTCTACGAGTATTATATCTCTTAAAATATCCAAATGTTTCTTCTATCTCAACGGGACCAGGAGGAAGCTGTATTCCAGGATTAGTTTCAGGATGCTCTTTCATCTTAACTATTTCTTTACTAGTTAAGAAATCTTCTCCTTCATCTGCTCCTTGATAATCATCCCCAAAGTCTTGGCTATTGAAGAAGTTGTTTTCATCTTCTAATAGACTTTTATATATATCTTCAAATGCCATAAATAACCAAACCTCTTTTCTTATTATATTTATTATAAGTATAATATATAAATTAAAATAAATAGAGGTGGGATCATTCCCACCTCTATTTATCGAATGTTATTTACGACCAAGAGAATATGCCTCTTTGATATACTGATACTGATCTTTCAGAGCTTTTGTTATCGGATAATATAATCCATCCCACATCTTGTTTGTAGCAACTGAGATTTGTAATAAAAGTTTGTCAAGCGATGATTGTTTATCGTCACCGATATTAACTTTGTTATTATCCTGCTTCTCTGATTCAGATCCATTAAGAGGTGGAGCCTGTTGAGTACTATTCTTACCAAGATTATTTTGGATATTGACTACTTTAGTTTTTAAAGAATTCGTAGCCTGTTCAATACGTTTACTTGTATCAAGTAATCCTTTATGAGTAGCATCAGCATTTGCTACATTATCAATCCAATTAACAAGCTGCTCTTTGATCTTATCACTTGTATCAAGTGTTATAGGATTGACAGTAGTATTACTCTTATCAAGAGGATCCTTATCAAATAATACAAAGTTTGTATACAGTACACCCGCTGTCTTTTCATCTACCTTTTCAGAATCAAACAAATCCTGAATGGATTTGTTATCTATCGTATATAATTTTTTGATGAAATTATTCATTGCTTCTGGTGTTTCAACGTCTTTCTCATTAAATGCATTTATACAACTAATGATGGTATCAATGTGTTTAATGTTGATATCTTTTGCATATGGAAGAACACTCATAGCTCCATTGAACTGCATTTGACTAAGAGTATTTTGATGCTCTTTAACCCAGTTATACGCACGAGTAAAACTTTGGTTATTAAAAAATACATCAAATTTCTTCTTAACGGCAGTTAACGTTGAAATTATTGTATTGAATATCTGAGAGATAGATAATGCTTCTGAATAATAACCTACTGCATAGTATGGGTCATTTTCAAGTCCATACTCATACATAGTATATTCATCTAACATCTGAAGATATTCGAATGTAGGCGATGAATAAATATCCATTAACTCAGTAGGCATTCTTGTTGTATCAGGAACAGAAGACATATTGTTATCATTTGGACTTAAATCTGATTTATCTCCCCCGAGTACCTTAATCTGAAGGGAAGAGAAAGTCTTCTCAATCTCAGCATTTCTCAATTCGTTGATCTTCATTTCAAAGTCTCTAGCTCTGAATAATAAAGCCGTTGCTATATCTCTATAGAAATCGCCAACAATCTTGAGATTCTCTGAAATAATATTGGAAGTAGTTACATTGTATCTTGGATAATCTTTTTCTTCAGATCTAGTTCCAATAAATCTCTCAACAGTATCCTTTATTGTATATAAAAGATTTATAGAGAATACAGCAAAATCTCTAATTGTTTCCTTATAACTTTCAAGAGTTTCCTGTTTCGGAACTGTATCTCTTATAACATAAAGTATACTCTGTTTGTTTGTTGAAGTTCCTTGAATTGCTTGTACGTTGTTGTATATCAAACTCTTTAGAATCATATTCATTTCAGCAGCTCTTGACTGATATACTCCGTCAAAGTAATCATAATGACGCATCTTGATAAAGAATTCATACAATTCATTGCCGATGAGTTGAGATGCAAATACATTAGATTGCATAGCTTTATCTTCCAATCTTCTATATTTACATCTATCATCATTGGAGTTATACAAATTCTCAATCCCAATAGCTTTTAAAAATGTATCAAATGCATCTTCGAACTCTTTGAACTTTGTAAAATCTCTACTTACAGTTTCATCAAGAGTACTAAATATAGAAATTGTAGTTTCTGTATTGCTCTGATCTGTATCTTTATTGATTGCAGATTCATATCTCGCTTCAATGGCATTATCATTTTTAACATTTGCAAATATGAATGGATATGCATATTTAGCAACCATATAGATTCTTGTAGCATATGCTGCCAGAGAATAATTAATATATTCGACAACATTATTTACAATAGATACAAATACCTTCATATCTTTAGATAGAGGGTAACGATGTTTATTGATATCATATGTCATGAAATCAATAGTCTTTTCAACGGCTTTATATAATACACTTCTTTCTCTTCTGTCAAAGATATTGTAAGACTTAGTGGTATTATATTTAGACGCTGCTGATTTATCAGTTATAACCATAAATCCATCTTTACCAGTATTCAGTACATTATCAAGAAGACCTCCAACTTCTGCTTCTCTTGAAGGAAATGCTTTCGATAATGTATGATCCATGAAGTCTTCAATATCTTCAATTGATTCGCACTTACCACTTTCCACAAGTTTAATCAAGCCGTCAACAAACTCTAGCACTGAAGCATAGTCATTTTTGGCATATACATAGTCTCTGACTCTTTCATATGAAATACTTCTAACTCCTTCTACTCCGTTAGATGTTTTCATTTCTTCCTGTAATGTTGATGAATATTCATCCCAATATTTTAAAAAGCTATTAACATAACCAAGATAAAGCTGAATAACTTTTTTATCAAGATCTTTCATCATGATTACAGACTTGAATATTTCATTTTTTAACTTTGATCCTTCACGTACCATTTCGTGAATGCGATTTGTGATATCGACGTCTGTTAAGATGTCAAATTTCTTTTCATTCATATCAATGTCTCCTTTGCTATAAATTAGGTAATATAATTACATTCTGGTCTATAATACATGTATTATAAATCTTATGACCAATACCGATATAAAATACTACATTAAAGGGGTGGTTTAAAACTATGAAAATTTACAGATGTCAACATTGCAATTATAGCGTTGCTGAAGATAAAAATAAAAAAGGAATACATAGTGCAAAACATAAAATGGGAGAGCATTATCAAACTAAACATAAAAATTTAATACCTGGAGATATGACTGGTTATCAATGGTTTTATTATCTACTTACAAAGAAAGATAAAGGTAGTTGTGTAATGTGTCACAATGAAACAGAATTCAACGAGTTGACTATGAAGTATTCAAGATTCTGTGATAATCCGGCGTGTAAATATAAATATAAACAACAAAGAGATCGAAGAATGATTTGTAAACATGGTAAAGTATACTTGTTAGATGATCCTGAAATGCAAAAGAAAATGCAACAAGGTAGACGTATAGCAGGTATATATAACTGGAGCGATGGAAAAAGTAAATTTTCATATCTATCAAGTTATGAACTACATTTTTTAAAATATCTTGATACAGAACTTCACTGGCCTGCTTCAGATATAATGGCCCCATCTCCTCATACATACATGTATGAATACCAGGGTAAATCTCATTTCTATATGCCTGACTTTTTTATTCCTAGTTTAAACTTAGAAATAGAGATTAAAGATGATGGAAGTGCAAAAAATATTAATCAGGATAGTAGAGAAAAAGATAAGATTAAAGATGAATTAATGAAGTCATGCTCTAATCTTGTTGATTATATTAAAATCGTAAACAAAGACTACACAGAATTTATGGAACTAATTAAAGCAAGTTAATAAGGAGGATAGCTAACTATGGTGCAGTATGATAAGAGTCAATATTATGTAGACTTTAGTGATAGAGATAATCTCACTAATGATGAGAAAAAAGCTTTGGAAAAAATTCAGGAATTGTATAGACCGATCGAGAGAGTAAATTTCCTTATCGAATATAAGGTACAAGGGAAGATAACTGCAGATGAATTTGAAAAGATGACAGGTATCCCTTATGGAGGGTATGATATTTAAAAGAGAATAATATGAGTTTAAAGAGATGAATTATTGTAAAAAATAAATGGACGGGATATGATCCCGTCCATTTATTAATATTATTTTTATTATCATTCTTTCATTTCTTCAACCTTAATGATATTCTGATACCAGCTTAAGAATGGCACTCTGTAACCAACGACAGTGATCTTATATGTATTCCCTTCTTTTAACTGACTCTGTATATTAGAACTGTTGAATTTTAATCTGATGAAGCAATCAGTGTTTTCAAATACAAGCGCGTTGCCATCTTCATCGTCAGCAAATACCATATATTTAGATGGAGATTTGTTTTTTGATTTTTCAACTATCCTATCTTTATCAGTAACAGTTACAATATAATCTGTATCATTGAATGAGAACGGAATGTTGACAGCGCATACGATTGCTATTAGCATCAGCATACAGATAGTCGTAACAAAGAAACGTTTGGTTTTAGCATTTTTCATTTTCATATTATTTCTCCTCTCAGTTTTTAATCGGTATAACAACGAATCCATTTGTAAGTCCATTTCTTACCAGAACCAGAAATCTTAGCATAATCCTGATAAGGATATTCCTGAGTAGTTCTTGTACACAGTTTTTCTTCCTTCAGAAATGCAAGGAATTCTTTTTCAGTAATCTCACGACTGAATTCATACTCATCAAGATCATATCCATCTCCATAATGAATTGGCCGGTAATCATGATTCTTAGATACGACAGTGAAATCGATAACTACAGGCATCTCTACAACAGTAGGAGGGTTGTATGTAGGTACCAAAGTTACAACATCAATGAAGTCATAAGAAGAACCACTGGCTGTCTTAAAGATAATCCCGTCCTTTGTTTCGATTGATTCAACCATTGATGTCGTTTCCCAGATCACAGTCTTAGAAGTAATATCGATGAACATCAAGTGACCAGTCTTTTCTTTATTATGACGAACAGCCAGAAGCTTCCCATTAAGGACATCGCCATTCCCAAAGATAGTGTTACGCAACGTATAAACACGCATATGAAATACCTTCCTTTCTTTTCTATTATGTGTATAATATACACATAATAGTAGTGGATATACGATTACGTTGGTTTTATAACCTCTTCCTTCAAAGGCACACATTCAGTATATGTTTTCTTTGTCTTAGCCATGATCATTTCCTTAAATTTAAATTCATCTTTAAATTTTAAATCAAATAATGATGATTTAACCATAATGGTGAAAACTGTATCTATTGGCGGCCACACTGCTCCTACTTCTTTAATTATAACTCCATTATATACAACAGCTGATGCAGATTCATACTTCAAGAATTGATATTCTACTAAAGTATTTAAATCTTCTGCATTGATCTCTTTCATATCAACCTTTCTGAAATCACTTCCTTTAAATAATTGAATCCTGCAAGGAAGCATATAACCTCTGTTGATTGTTTCAAATTCTTCCGGCGAAATACCATAATCTTCTAACATCCAATGTTGGTGATCTCTATCGTCACCAGGAGCATCTCCGAATGTAAGCTTTCCATTGATCCAAGCGAATTTAATTCTCTCAAGATGAAACTTTTCACCTGCTTCTCTTTCAGCATCAGATAATGTTACAACTTTTCCGTTAAGTAAAGCATCGTTTGTCATTCCATTCTCCCTTCTTAGTGAAAATAATTAAAGTTAATCCATACATCATTATTACCTGCAAATGGTGTTTCAGTTAATATCACAACTTCTTTACTACCCCCTCCCGATTTAGTTAATACAGCATCTCCATATTTTTCTTTTAGGAAATTCTGTACAGCTTCTCTTACTTCTTCCAAGTCCTTAGGTTTATTCATATTTTCACCCCTTTCTATATTTTTATAATATATAAATGAAAGCATAATGATAGACGGGGAATTCCCCGTCTATCATTATTATATTTTAGCTATTAAGCCAGTCAGTTAACATAGACTGAGTTCTCTTACGAATGCTTTTATCTGTAATGGGCTGAACGTAAACATTGTTGCTTTCCTGAATTACAATTCCTGATCCTGTTTCAGTTAATCCTGTTACAGCATCAATAGTCAATCCAAATGATTCGCACAACCATTCAGTTTCCTTTGATGAATTTGCAGCCATCCTTGCTAATTCAGGGAATTGAATAATCTTACATCCAGTATGTTTAGTAAACATATCTACAGACTCCTGAATAGGTTGATTAATTTTAGCCATTGCTTCAGGATGAGAAGGATATAGTACCCAATCATAGGTGATAAGTTTACGAACAAATACAACAGCTCTACCATTCCTGTTCTGTAAAGCTCCAAGAACTCTGGCACTGAAGCATGGAATGATCTTACCATCAACAATTTTAATTGCCATATTCATTCCATGTTTGTTAGATGAGTCTGTTTGAATTCCAGCCTCAAGCAATGTACCATTCAGAGTTGGTCTCCTAATATAGTGAGAAGTCAATTTCATATTAGGATTAGCAATTCTTTGCATTGTAAGCTCTTCGCCTTCTTTTTCAGGTGCAGGGTGATCAATCTCTCCCATCCAACTATTCTGACGAAGCATGGATTGAATATAGTCATCTGTGTTTATTTTGTTCATAATATTTTCAGCATCATATTCACGTCCATTACGATTCTTGCGTCCAAATGATTGCAGAACTGCATTGAATGTTACATAAAATCTATTCCCTTTATCATGGACCTCGTATCCAAAATCGTTTCAATAGACTTCCATATAGGAATTTTGTTCCTGAATATAACACAATGTATCAAGTGCTTCACATGGCATATTCTCACCTCCTTTTTTATTTTATCTCATTTTTAGTAACAATCCCAAGTGAAAAATACTTTATTGAAATTCTTAGCTCTTAAGTTTTTCTCATCAATAAACCAGTTGGCGATTCCAACATCTCCCCACATAATACCTTTTTCAGAATCAAGCTGGAATAAAAGGGTTTGATACTTACCATCCTGTCTAGGATCCCATTGAGTAAAGTTAGGCTGACCTCCAATACGAGTTCCCCAAGAATTTTCTTCAATCTTCTTAAGTATTTTATCATAAATATCTTTAGGAAGATCCCATATACATTTAATCTTAACATTGAAATGTTTCTCAATGATTGGATTAATGATATCATTGAATTCTTCGCATCCATAATGAAGATACTGCTTTTCTAATACTCCTTTAATGATTTTAAACATACCTGTGAATGGGAAATCATAGTTCTTATCTTCGAAAAAAGTAGTACGAGGAATTTTATCAAGCATATCGTATTCCTCTGTAGCATATCTTTCATGATAGATAACTTTGATCTTATCGTCTCCCATATCTGTATATTCAGCATCGTTTACAAAAAACTGAAGTAAACCCTTAGTAGGATAACCATCAAGATGTGGTAGCTCAGAAAAATTAATCTGAGCTATCATAATCATAGGCTCTCCTTTTATACCTGTAGGATACTTTTGATTCTTAGGCCAGTAAGGAGTTCCACCAATTTTTGAAATAGTTCTTTCATTGATGGAATCATTTGGAACATTAGCTCCTAATTCCAAACGAATACTATCTTTACCAGTAATCTTACAAAATTCATCAGTTGTATTTTTGATAGCCTTTTCAATATCAACATCTTTAGGAATTTCAACAGTTTTCCAGACAGAGTTACGTGTGACAGATCCGTATCTACCTCCAGGACCCTTACCTTTAACATTTCCTTTACGGTTCAAAATCTTTGAATATCTTTTAAGATTTAAAGCTCTGGAGGTTGACTCAAAAAAATCCTGTACTCTTACCCCTTCAAGTATAAAGTCATCATCAGTATTCTTGATCTGAGGATCTTCTTTCTTAATTGCAACTGCTGCATCCTTTTCTCCTTCTGTAAGTTCTGCACGGAGTTTCTCTGATTTCTTACGATAAGCTTCACAGACAGCTTTCTGTTTTTTAATAATCTCTTCTTTCTTAGCAGGATCAATTGTTTTAATATTTCTAAGCTGCTCGATATTCTTTTCAATATCATTTACTCTCTGATCAAGAGCAAGAATTGTATCAGCCTTTCTTTTATATCTAAGATATAAAATAGAACGAATAAGTGGAACAATTCCAAACAAAGAGTTCTTCACACTTGTTACAAGCCTCTTGGTATAATGACCAATACGACCAACGTTCTTGAAGATGGAATCCACGAGATCTAACGTGTCAGATACAGTTGATTCGAAATACGTAGACTCTTTCATCTCTGTATCTATCTTAGAAGAATTCTCTCTTGATTTAAGCATCTCTTCAAGATACTCTTTATGTTTATTATTGGAAAGCTGCTTAGAAAGATCTACGATAGTTTTAGGAATAATTCCGTAAGTAGATCCATGTTTTTTCTGGATCTTGATCTGAGTTCCATTCTGAACCACATCCATGTTATTAGCCATAACCATAGATAATCCAGTTACGAGCATATATAAGGAAGATTCATATTCGAGAATAACTAAACGAACATTCTTATTGTATCCTTCCATATATAGACTCTTATTTGATTCGAGAGCATCATAGATAGTTTTGATGTTACCCATGATATCAATACCGGATAAATTTTTATTAATAAAATTCATCGCGGTCTTGATATTCTCATATCCCTGAAAATCCTGAATATTACCTTTGGTACTACTAATTCTGGTATCTTTAACATTCTCTTTACCAGCAAGATTTTCAATACTGGTAATGAAGTTCTTAAGGTATCCAAGACCTTTCATGGAATTTTCTTCTACATTTTTTGCAGCTTCGCGGTACTCTTTGGTGATAGTATTTTTAGTACCACAAATAATTTCAAGATAATCATTACAGATTGTATATCCATCCATTACTTATATCCTCCTTTATTTATTCACCATACGGTTTAATTCACGCATGATCTGACTATTGTCAGTCTTAGATAATTCAGCATCAATGGAAGCAAGAGACTGAACATCCCAATCATTGTCGCTATCTGTAAACAGAACTCTCATGGTTCCAGCAGATGAATCAACAATAACAACTGCAATCAGGAATAATCTGTTAGCAAGTTTCTTTGCATTTGAAACTACAGATAGGTCAATACCAGTCTGGTTCATAAGCATAGTTACATCAGGCTGAGAAAGAATAAGAGTACCATTAGGAATAGGAACACTTCCTCCAGTAATAGCACTAATAGGTTTCTTTAACAGGCTACCGTGCATGTTTTTATACTCTCCTAATCTCTTAAGAGTATTTAACCATCTCTTGTTGTAATTGATATGTTTAGCTGCATCAGCCTTAATACCTTTGATGTTAAACATATAATCCATGAAGCTAATCTCACCAGTTTTATATCTGATCTTCTGAAGAGATTTAACATTACCAGTGATAATATCTCTAAGATCCTCAGCCAGATCCTGAGTACGAATCATATGAAGAACAGATTTAATTCCAATGATGTATCGAATATCACGATCAATTGATCCATTCTTTCCTTTAATACGGAATGTAGCTTCGATAGTATAAGGAAGAAGACCATTAATCTTTTTGATATCACTATCTTTGAGAATCTTAGGAGCATCTACTGCAGAATTAACAGGGTCAGCTTTCTTATCTTTTTCAGGTTTAGGTCTATATGTAGTCTTGTTAGTTTTCTCAGCTCTTACATAACGTCCATTCTTAAAAGAGTATCCTTCAAATTTTCCTGCCTTTATTTGTTTCTTGATATCATCAATTTTCTCATTCAATGTTTCTTTTAGTTCGTTTCTCTTATCAAGCTTATCATTGACGATCTCATCGATAGTATCAGGATCTGTGCTACTAGATTTCCCGCCATACTCCTGTTCAACCTCTTTACGGATGTCGTCAGGAGATTTTCGAATTAATTCAATTTCATTCTGACTAAGATTTGCTTTATCTGCAGCAAGTTCTTCAAATTCTTTTTCAGATACAGCAACATCTTTCTGCTGGGCTTCTCTGATTTTTTCTTCGTTAGAATTTTCATCTGCCTCTCTTAAGTATAAAAACCCTGATAAAGGTTCATTAATTAAGCGAGCATTTTCCATAATAAGATTCTGATCCTTATATGGAGTCCATCTGAATTCTACTGTACAATTTTCTGTAAGCTTCTGAGAGAAGAAGATACTATCAGACATAATCTGATCAATCTCATCAATTGCTTCAAAATATTTGTTATAGAATTCATCTACTAAAACATCAGCAGCTTCTTTGATGTTACTATGAAACCTTTTAAGAAATACAAGGTTATTAGCTTCATCTTCATCGATGTACTGATTCTGTGATAACACAGTTTGTACAAGTGTAGTATAAACTCTTTCAAACATCTTAGCAATGATATGTGCCTCATTGACTCTTATAGTTTGAGCAATATAAATAGGAAACTGAAGAACAGAATTTTTCGCTCTAGCAATAATAGAACGATTATCTATTCTATTAGCTTTACCTACTCTATCATCGATATCTTTTAAAGAGTCTCCGACTTTTTTAAGGCCCTCATCATTAGTTGTTCTCAACTTGTCATCAAGACCTTTAGTGGAATCGTTCCATACCTTTTTGATCTCTGCAACATCGACATCAGCAGCTGCTTTTAAAGAGTCATCAATAATACTCTTTTCCTGAAAAGCGCTATTACCTACGTTAATCATATTTATTCTCTCCTTTTCATAAAATATTTTTTATGTTATGTACATTATTAAGCTTCTGTTTCTGCTAATATGGTAAAAATAAACAAAAAAAATATAGGAGGAAGTTTTTTGATCCCTCCTATATCATTTTTTATTAATCGTTTTCTGTCATTTCATCATTCCATAATGTTAAAAGCAAACTATCGATATTTTTCTTGTCTTCATCAGTTGGATCAATGCCGTACTTTCTTAATTTCTTTAATTTTTCCTTCTTCGTCATCATCGAGATTAATTGAGCTCTACCATCTTGCGTTGATGATAAACTATCCATTTCATCTTTAGCACATTGACGGCGTATATCAACAACGGCACATTCAATCTCACTTCTGTCGATATAAATATTTCCTACGTGACCAGTTTTAAATAGCTCATTGAGATCTATCACATCTACCTTAAACTTCTTTTTCAAATATTTACAGAAAACATCTATGATATCATTTTCTTCTTCATCACATACAATAACAATATCGTTGTGTTGAAATAGCGGATTTATGAAAGATTTATATATAATATTATACATGAAATAACTTCCACCGCGTTTCATTCTTTCTTTATCTTCTGCACTTGGATCAAGGAAATTAAAGTACATTTTCTCCAATATATTCTTGTCTTTACTTTCTTCATATGCTATAATTATTTCAGGTTCAGGATATAAATCAGGAAGTTTGACAACATTTTGTAGTTTACCACTATTCCTTATTTTAGCACTGATTATAGCATATTGCATATGAGTTATTTCACGTAAGGGAAAATAGTCAATGAAATGAGTAAGAAAATGTCTTTGGTCTATTCTATATATCAAACGTTAACACCTCCAAATAAAAAATAACGGTATGGGTAGAACATTCTACCCATAACCGCTATCCCTTGTTTATTACAGATTACCTTTCACGATCACGCTGCTTGTTTCTTCTGATAGGAGCAAAAGTCTGTACTCTTTCTTCTGTCAGCTTTGCCAACTTAGGATCATTGTTTACATATGATTCATATCTGTCAATTTCTTTGTTTTCTCCATTGTCATCTTCACGATCCTGTCCAGTTAATGCAGCAATAGCGGCTTCTTCGAGACCTCCAACTTCTGCTTCTCTTTTTCTTTCCACTTCTTCATCGAATGTTTCTTCAACGGGCTGTTCTGCAGTGGTTTCCTCAGCCTGAACTGTTACTTCCTCCGTAGATTCCATTTCATCACTTACCTCCTGTACCATATTTTCCAGAATAGACTCCTCTGTTCTAATAAGTTCTTTCATAGTCAGAGATCTTTCTAAATGGCTCATCCTTGAGTATCCGATGTCTTCCTTGATCAGTTCATTGAGTCTCGCCAATAAATCCTTATCTGTTACCTGATGTCCATCACCATTGTCATCAACTATCCAGATTCCTTCAATGAAATAAATACCCATGATGTACGTACCTTCGTTCTCATTAAGGATAACAACATGTGTTTGATCTTCCTCGATATCATATTCATTAATCTCGAGGTATCTCTCAGGATTCTGTGTATAGAACATAATATCAGGAACCATATGAATCAACCAGTCCCAGATACCATTTCTGTCATCGGCAACAGATGGAACATTCTTAGAGAGATCGATATCGCTCAGCTTAGTATAGAACGGAATAGAAACATCTCCGAATGCCTCAGATGATTTTACCTTAACGACATCAACATCATCGTCAGGATAAATCTCTACACTGAGAAATCTAGTATCATCTTCTTCACCAGTATAGTTACCATGCTCATCAAATTCAGAAGCTTCTTCTCTGTTTCCATCCATCGAATAAGAACCTGAAAGATCAGGAAGAGATGAACCAGTGGTATCAGAAGGAATGTTAGATTCTTCTCCTTCATCGAATGTTTCTTCAACGGGCTGTTCTGCAGTGGTTTCCTCAGCCTGAACTGTTACTTCCTCCGTAGTAGGTTCCTGAGGTTCCTTTGATTCATCGTTACTGCTCTCAGTAAACCTCATTACCCATACTTCACTAACTGCATCGGCCACCTTACATAAACCACTCTCATCGATCTGGATTTTACCCCTCAAGCGATTCTTGAAAATCTCGATCCATTCAGGCTGGAATCCATCATAATCAGAGAACTTATCGCGGTACGCTTTCATCATATCTTCAGGGTTCTCCATGTTGCATAGAGATTTATCAGCCCATACCCTTGACATAAATATCATCGTAGGTGTATACGCCATACCTTCCAGCTCTGTAGGAGGAGTAAACGACTTATGGTATCCCTTATTGTTATCATTAGGGATATTTTTCTCCTCGAAGTTACAGAACGCCATTAATGATCTGAATACAGCATTCTGCACTCCTTTATAGAACTGCTCAGGAAACATCTTCTTTGTTCTGATATTTCCCTTAACATCATCGAATACAGCTCTTATATGAAGATCCGTTCCAACCTTATTTGAAACAATACTGAATACTTTGTCAACATGATCTTTGAAATCTCTGCTGAACATCGATTCCTCTACAGGTGCTTTCAACTCCTCCGGTTTCTGCTCTACTGGTTTCTCTACTTCCTTAGCGGGATGTACAGATTCCATCTTTTCCTCAGTGACCTTAGGAGCTTTGCTAACATGTGTTGTAGCCGTTGCACGGATGACAACAGTTTCAGGAAGAACTTCCGGTTTCATTACAGTTTCCATGGTAGGTTTCTCTTCCGACTGAACCTTTACTTCTTCAACCGGAGCCACAGATTTTTCAGGTTCGCTCATAGATGCAGAGAAAGCCAGGGTGGATTCTTCGGCTTGATCTAAAGTCTCTTCAACTAGTTGGTCCACCGTGACTTCTTCAGCCGGCGGTGTTGCTCTTACATCATGACGCTGCTCCCTTCTAGGTTTCTTATTGACGAGGGTTGCTTTCGCACGAATTACTAACCCTCCATCAGAACTTCTCTTTGCAACATCAGCTGCTGCCTCACGCAATAAATCCATATTTGCCATCTTAACGTCCTCCTTAAAATATTTTGAATTACCATTGATCCCATTGTAATATGAAGGTTCATGTTCCATCACAAAGTTATCAAGAACAATTTCCTCCTTCTTTTCCTGTATAGGTTTCTTGCTAGAAGGCTTCATTTTCCTAACAAGATAATTACTTCTACCAGTACTAAGTTCAGTAACTACGTTTGATTCTGATAATAAGTATCCCTCTTCAGTGAGATCGCCAATCTCATGCCGATGAATATCATTACCAATTTTACTGCGAATATCTTCAAACAAATACTTCTTACCACATCCTGGTTGTGGACATACTAACTCAGTAAAATCCTTATTCGGAACTAACATTGAACCGCTCTTACAATGTTTACATATGAATAGTTCTGATGACACTTCATAAACATATGCAAAATCTAGACAGACAGGTTCAGTTCCTCCTATCCTCAATCCCCAGTTCGCAAAATTCTTGGATGTGATTCCAACGTCTCCTATCAAATAAACTGACGATAGTTTAGTCAGTATTTCTCTGATTTTATCCGCATAATTAAGCATTTCTCCATATGACGAGAAAGGCTGTATATACTCCGCAACTAATAAAGTTCCATTCTCAGAAACTTCATATGTTTTTGTCACATACGGATACAACCGTTTCGCCATTTTAAATTCTTTCAAATTGTCAATCTTCCCATCATGGTCTGTTGCAACCTTAATGACAAAACCATTCAACTTGAACGCATACCTGTTCGTCCCAGGTCCCAATGGAACTATGTTTTCAATTTCATATTCTCTCAATAACTTGAAGAGTTCATCCTGTTTCTCTTTGTTCGTGATGTCTCTTCTTTTTGATAATAATTCGATCTTTACTCTCAACTCCATTGGGAACTTCTCTTGTATTAGAGAACGGAGAGTCTTAACCATCTTAATCCTCCTTTCTATATTTTTATAATATATAACTAATTAGTGAAAAGATCCTATAAACCAAAATGCTCAGGAAAATTACGAGTCAGAATAAGTAATTGATCGAATTGCATATTTCTTGTTATTTTATTACTTCTATTATTAATCACGGTATCTATCACATCCATAAGGAAAATATCTTCCAAAGCTTTTCTATATTTTCCTTTCAAGTAATAAAATGCAGAATTTATGAATCCATAATTTATCCTAGCACTAAGAAAACAAGATTGCTCAGATGTGATGAAATCTGCCTGTAAATCTGTACATGGTACAAGAATATATTTCATTTTGTCTCTGTGTTTTTTAGTTGGATCTTTGATTAAAATATTCATTAGTCTTATTTCATCATGAATATTTTCTTCAAGTATTTTCCCTATGTTATCAATGGTATCTGTTACCTCCTTGAGATGATAATCCTTACATTTATGGAATTCCATATAACTCTTTATTAGATCTTTATCGTCACTCCACCCGACAATACCAGGCTTATTATCTATTTTAAGTACTATAAAATAGTACGTCACTATATCTCCTGTTTCATATTTTGCCATACATATATCCTCCTATAACTCATCTCTCAAAATTTTAACAAAGCTTTCTACAGAGTATAATATTTTATTAGAAACATCTTCCATCGCTCCTATTCCAGGAATATTATGTTTAGAAGAAGCTTCTTCTTCCGGATAAGTATATGAACCATCATATGCCATATCTATCCAGTTTTCAATCCTATCAATCTCCAATTGACCTTCCATAGCACATGCTCTAGGAAACATAGCTTCCAAAATTTCTGGTCTAAATCCTATGTATTCTAGAGCATCGCTGTAATATGGATCTAAATGTGTTAGCATAGTGATTATGTTATCCGTATTTCTTACACTATCGAGAGAGCATAAATCCTTAAAGTATTTCTGAATATTCTTTTCAGCTGCTTTTAGCTCTACCACAGTAGTGAAGAACGGAATTTGATTTTGAGGATTACTTGCAAACCTTAAGTTTATATAATCAATCATAGTATCTCTGTCTAAAACATCTTCCGAGTATTCTTCAGAGATATCCTCATCATATGCTTTTACACATCTATATTTGTCTTTATTCCTTTGAGACAAGAAAGCTTTCTTTACATCTTTGCTTCGTGTCCATCCATAAAATATAGATCGACTAGCATAATCAGGTCTTTCAGATTTACTGTATACTCTATAGATCATATATCTGAAATTATCTTCCACATCTATCTTACCTCCTTTAATATTATCTGAACTAATGGGACTAGAATATTTTGATAATTAAAGATAGGATTGACATCTCTGCTCATATTATTGAATTCAAGATAATATCCATCTTCTAAATCTCCATGTTTATATTCCTCTATAAATCTTATAGTACTTCTTTTAACACTGGAAGAATGATCTTCTATAAGACCTATAGTCTTATATAGGAAATCAAACATATACAGTCTATGCCTGTTCATGGCATTATCAGACATACCTTTTATTTCTAGCCCCATATTAGAATAATATATCTCTAAATTTTGTATATTGGGAAATCTTACATAAGATGAATAAACATTCTTCTGAGCAAATTCAATCTTTCCGAATTTTGTTTTATTAACATGACCGATGATAAATATAGCATCTTTCTTCACACTGATTATGTCATTATCGGTTAGATTATTCATATTTATGAATATAGCTCTTATCTCAGCAAACTTCTTAAGAAGACTATCACTAAATTCTCTATCATCTCTTTGAAGTAAGCCCACTTGTTTATGTCTTTCAAAACCTTTTCCCAATCTTTCTAACTCCTGAATTTTCTCAGGAGGTAATAATTTATATTGCTTTATTAGGTTAAACCCTGCATCCTTTATATCATACTCAATTATTTCTGTATTAAATATATAATCGATGTTTGGATTCAACCATGTTGTTTTTTGTGGATCATATGACATATCATCACTCCTTAACATAGTCTCCAGTTGATGTTAATAACCATCCATCACCATTGTTAATATATCTATTTAGATATCTACATATTTTTATCATTATTTCTGGATCGTTAATCTTTACCATCGTTTCGATTCTTTTTTCAATTTTCTTAGTAGTAAGATCAAGAGATCCAATGTAAATAGATGGATTGTACCTATTAAAACAATATACACGTGAGTGTTCTAACTTGTCCCATATAACGGATTTAATAGTTACATTAACCCCTAATTGTTCTGGAATCCATGTACATACACCACGAATGATAAGATCAATAGTACATCCCATTTTAGCAGCTAAATCAAGATGATTGATTATTTCATAATCATCCAATGAATTACACTTAATAGATATGAATCCATCAATACCTTTATCAGCTTCTTCATCTATTAATCTTACTAACTCACTCCTAGCATTGTATCTAGTGACAAGTAAATTTTTATTGAACGATACATCATGTCCATCAAACATTTTAAATACTTTTTCTACTTGATCACATATATCATCATTACTAGTTACCAATGATAAATCAGTATATTGAGAAGTAGTAGTATAATTGTAATTACCTGTACCAATTTGAGATATCCTTCTACCATTGGAAAACTTAATTAAAGTCAACTTAGAATGCACTTTCAAAGTATTATATGCATACGTAGTTACTTTAATTCCAACTCTTTTCATTTCAGACATCCACATCTCATTTATATATTCACCAGAAGCACAAAGTTCAATATTAACTCGAACATCTTTACCATTATTTACAGCTTCCCTCAATATATAGAATATAGAAGGATTTGTACCTATTCTATATAAAGTTAAATATATTGATTCAACTGCATTACTGGTAGCTGCAGATTTTAATAGATGAAGATATTCCTCAAATGAATCTCTTGGATACTCTATGAGATCGTCATTCTTTATATAATTACTCAGACTAATTTTCTCAAATTTTTGTTTAGATATAACAGGTTGCTCATTGTTATTAGATGATATAATTTGTTTGATATCTTTAGTATAGATGAATCTATTGCTGATTATTGGAGCTCCATGAAATAATCCTGCTATGACTTTCATAGTTTCTTTATTACCATTATATTCAACCTTTGTAACAATATATGGATTCTTTTCTGAAGTCGTAACACTAATTGCTACAGTGTCTAATGTCTGATATTTATTCTTGATATAATCTCGTATACATTCATCAGTTTTCCAATAAGATTTGTGATCTTTAAATATACATCCCATAGGTTCGTTATAGATATTCATCTTTTTATCTATAAATGATATAACAAGATATTTCTCATCTAATATACTTACATAATATAATTGATCACTGTCAAATTTAAAATTAATTGGCTTATCCAGAGGAAAATGCTGATCAATAATTATATTACTTAATGATGATTCCATAGCAAATCTTCTTTCGAAACTATCATCTTTGTCGAATACTAATACAGGATTTAATACTGATACAAGACTTTGAATAAATTTAATATTACTAATATATTGTGATAATAAATCTACATACTTCTCAAGAATATTTTTAGTATTATACTTAGAGAAAATTTCTTTCATATTACTGAGAAAAACTTCATTGAAAAATAATAAGTTTGCAATCTCCGTCATCGAATATTCTCTATCTTTATCTGGAGTTCCTTGATACAATACTCTCCTATTAAACTCAACTAAACTTTGAATAAAAGATATTTGTTTCATAATAATCCTCCTAACTGTAACATTATTTATTCTAAATAATAATATATAAATAAAAAAATATTGGGAGCTCACAGTGAGCTCCCAATACCAACGTTATTTATTAACTTCAGTCTTTACGGAGTCTAACTTATTTTTCTTTTCAAGTTCAGATAATCTTTTACTGAATACTTCGAGTACTGCATCGTGAGATTTAACAGTTCCTCCTATAGCGTTTAAATGATCTCCATAATGATCAAATTGCCTTGTTAACTCTCCTTTCAACATCTGATCATAGAAAGTGATAGCAGTATAAGCAGAATGAGACATGCATATTGCAAGGAGTTCAACCAATGATTTTGAAAAATCTTCTCCAATATCTTTAGAGATATTTTCAAAGAATTTAACAACAGTTGGTTGTTTCAAGATCTCAATGCTAGATTCAGAAATAGCATTGTATAGAATGTAACCTGGCTCTTGTTTTTCATCCTCAGCAGTACACTTTCCACTTTTTACATCCTCAGTATTCTCAGCACCCTTTTCAAGTTTCTCTTTGAACTTTAAAATGTCTTCAACGGATTTATCAAGATTGCTTGTCTTCTGTTGATTTTCCATGTCTAATCATTCTCCTTTCTTTAACTTTCTTAGCAAGTTCTTTTAGACGTTCTGTATTAATCTTTGTTGCATATAATGGATCAACATAAGAAGAACCACTCTTTTCTTCATATAGAGCATCACTTAAGATTTGACGTTTAAGTTCTTGATAAGAGAATCCTATAGTAGGAGCTTCTGTATTAAGAAGAGCCTGATTAAGTGTCAATATTTTATACTCAGGATTCTTAAACTGACGGAAGTCAGGTCTCTTATATACATTATTAGCATCCCTGATTAGTCTATTAAGAATAACTTCAGCTTGCACATGTCTACATCTGATACCTGCACTGATTAATGTTTCAAAGAAATCCTGAGCAAGTACACTGTAATCGTCATATTTAGATGCATCCTTATTAAGAAGATTCATGATCATATAAAGGTTATCTGTTAGACCATTATTCTTGATATCTATAGACATCAATCTTCCTTCAAGTTCAGTAGATAGAACATCCATAGGAATTTCATAATAACGTTTACCTCCTTCAGATTTCTTATCTGCTACTATCTTAAAGTATTTCATTGATGATGCATCAATAAACATTGACTCATAATTTATAATTTCGATTTTATCATAAGTCTTGCTCTTCTCATCATATACAAAGAAAGGAGATTCAATATTATTACCAAAGGTATTATATTCTGCCATATCCTGTTCATTTACAGGAACTACGTTACCTTCCTCGATTCTTATCGTAAGATGATCAGTAGGAATTCCTTCATCAAATTCATCTGCATCTTTGATATAAATATCTCCAGCATTGTACTTAAAGTACTTATCGAAAGATTTACTAAAAGTAATCTTATTAGCTGCAGTAAACAAAAGGTGCTTTGTAGAAAGAATGTTCTGCGAAACAGGTTCTGAATATACTTCGGTATTGAAAATAGCCATACCAGGCATATTCATTACAAGATGACTATCCTGCCCATAACATACATGACATACTTCATCTCCACATGCACACGTAAGAAGAGATCTCACTAAAATCCTTTTACCTATGAGATGTTTGCAGTCTTCATAGTGAATTAATTTCAAATCGTCTCCTTCATGTTCTTTATACCATTTATTTTCAAGACGATGAAGGAAAGTACTATCCGTAACAGTAAGAGGAAGAAGATGTTTAGTTCCACAATCGAATACTGTTTTAGACAGAGTTAAGGTTCTACTTGCAAGTATAAGATTTCTTGAAAGATATCCTGCCTCTCCCATATGAGCTTTATTCATAATAGCTGATAATCTTGCTCCAGTAGCCGCTACATAATATGTAGTAGGATCAACATAACCTGTCGAGAATCCATTACCCTGCATTGTATAAGGTATTACATTTCCAGTAACATCTGGTATCTGTCCATATGATAGGAATAACTCCTGTACCTGTTTAGGCTTGATATGATTTCCAGCTTTAGATACATACCATATAGGGTTCTTAGTAACACCTAATTCTGTAATAAGTTCAGCTGTTTTCTTCTTAAGCAGATCTTCTACATCAGCTGTCTGTAATGTCTGAGGAATTTGCATATTATTTAATTCACGAATCTTCTGAGATTTTCTGTAATCATTTAAGAATATTGACTCATATGTCATTATACTACTCTTGTCAATCATTGAGAATTCGATTGACGCTTCTTGATATCTTTCAATTACAGTTTTAAGTAATTCAGAAATACGTTCGAATGGAATTCCATAGTCATTCAGAACCTTAAGTACTTTAGATTCCAAACCTACCCTCAGATTATCACTCATCATAATACCAATGATGAAACTTTCATCAAGGATATCGATCTGTCTCTTATAATATTTCTCTAATTGATTTAGTTCAATCAAAGGTCTCCATGAATTTAGGTTAAGCATGAATTTAGGCATTGATAATTCATATATCTTATCATCTTCAGGATAGAATTTGAATTTTATTTTGTAACTTATGCACTCAGGTATTTCCACACAAGCGCATATAGCATAATAAACTTTGTAATACAAATCATCAAATCGATCATATGAATTATATTTCGATATGATAATTATATCAGGAAATTCTCTTTCACAATCTTCTACTCTCCTGATAGTAGGAAGATTATATAATACTGCATTACTCATATATCTTTACCTCCATTATTTAATAATCAATATTTAGTATAATAAGGTTATACTCCAGGTAAAAATATATAACTAAAATAATACAAAAAGAAAGGAGGGATTGAATCCCTCCTTTCTTAACAATTCTACATTCTTATTTCTGTTTAGGATTATTGATAGGCTTGAACCCCTGGTTCTTTCCATTGTTATTCTTGTTATCATTCTGGGGTTCTTTCTTCTCTTCCTCTTTTTTCTCCGGTGCTGCAGTATCTTCTGTACCTGTTTCAGCAGGTTCCTCCTCAGACTTTTCATCTGATACAGTAGTTTCAACTTTCTGTTCAGGAACAACATGAGCAGCAGATTCAGGTGCTTTATCAAATACAGTAGAAGCTGCATTTTTAACAGCATCGTGAATTACATCCTTAGGAACCTCTTTTACCTGATCAGGTTTCTGATTCATCGGAGCATAGATCTGGGGTTCTTTCTTCTCTTCCTCTTTTTGTGGAGGCATATTTACTTCAATAACTCTGCTCTTAGCAGGAGTTCTTTTTCCATATTTATCCCACATACGTTTCACATTGTGAGGAGTAAGCTTAATTAATTTACCATCATCAGGATTTACCATTTTAACTTCTAACCCACGAGTCTGCATGATCGTGCAAATTAATATATAATCTGCCGGAAACGGTTCTAAACGAGGAGCAAGACCTAACCCCCTTGGAATAAGTCCATTACCTAATACCTGAATATTTAACATAATATTTTCTCTCCTTTTCTTTAAGATTTAAGAAAACACTTCTTCAGATGTTTTAGGAAGAATATATGTACCAGAAATAATATCTGATTTTAATCCCATTCCTAAAAGATAAGTGTTTACTGTATTTAGTGTTACTTTGTTTGTAGGAAGATTATCAAGTTCTTCAAGCATTACATATCCCTTAGTAGCAATACTCTGATTCATCTGTCTTTTCATTACAGGATCATCAGATCTAGGGCCATGTAACTCCTGAAGAATTTTATCTGCTCCAAGAGCAACTAACATTGATGCTTCAATATCAGAATCTCTGGCATTTTTATCTTTATCAACTGCCTGACCAGTCATTGCAGATCTTCGCTCATTAGATATAGATAAACCATTCTTCTTCTGAACCATCTGCTGTGTTCTCTTGATGTTGATATAACCTACAAGGCATTTCTGTTTTGATACAACTACTCTATTTCTATCCATTGTTAAGTGAGGCATGTATACATATTCCATTAATGGAATTCCAAGTACTTTAGCTGCCTTTTCACAATTTTCCATCTTAAGGTCATGATCGAATTCAACAATATCTAGCATGAAATTTTCCTGATCATTTTTCAAGAAATCTTTCATGTATTTTTCAAATTGAGCATCATTCATTTGAGCAAATGCCAATTTGAATTTGTTTGTATTCGTACCTGATGGATCAAGAGCATCAAATGTATCGTATATAAGTTTCTCAATGTATTGTCTATTTGCTACAGCCATTAGTATCCTCCTTCCTTATTAGTATTATAAATCATCTCGTTAATATCATTCAGCGTTATGCCTATTAGATATTTTGTAGAATTTCCTACTTTATCAGCCATATAACCATTAGGATATGTTTCAGTTCCTTCAATATGAATCATCAAAGATGGCTTTCCCTGATAGATAGTTTTCTTAAAGTCTATTACATTATTTTGAATATAAACTCCAAGCATTTTACACTGTTCACAACATTTATTCTTCAGGTCAGTTTCATTTATTTCATCATAATAAGAATATAACATTTCCTGCAAGTTAAGACCTATATAAGGAAGAGATGGATATTGTCCAGGCTTCGCAAATAGTATGAATAAGAGAACATTTTTTACTGTCTCTATTTCACTGGATAACTTTGGTTGATTAAATTCATTAAGAGCAAATGTTCCATCATATCCAATTGAAGTTTCAGCATACGTTGCAGCCATATTGTCACCATCCTTTCGTATAAAACTTATATCCTAGTTTATATACAAAAAGAAAGCAAAAAAAGAAGGGGCAGCAGACCAGCTACCGCCCCCTCCCCTTAAGTAGCGTGGATACGTCAATCCACGTCTACTTCCACAGCCGGGACATCATCATCGACATCGATATCTGTGTCAACGTCAATGTCTCCATCAACCTCCACATCTTCGATGTCATCGATCATGTCGTCGAGACCTTTGTCATCTTTCTTGTGATTGTGAATTACAACTCCTGCTACTACGCCGCCGGTGATCAGCAATGCTACTCCGCCAATGATTAACATCTTATTGCGGTTCTGTTTCTTTCTTACTTCCTCACCGATAGCGGAAAGCCTGATGCAATCCGTAGCTGTCAACATTGCTCTGCTGAGTGCGCTCTTACCATCGTAGCCGAAGATATAGTTCTTCAGCTTCTTGCCGTCCCACTTCTCCACAGTAGGAATATGGTTTACATTGCTTTCGCAGAGCTCACCCTCAGGAACGATCTCCATATCGTCATCTTCAGCTGCTGCCTCTCCTTCTGCTTCTGTATCAGCTTCAGGTAAGGCATACAACGTCTCGAGGAATGGATTCTCAACCTCGCCGATGAAATCATTCAGCATTGTAACGATCTCAGCCAGCTCATTCCTGTTAGGCAGCTTGCCGTTGAATTTGAGTCTGTACTCCTTGCCGTCCTTCTTGGGCTTCTGGAACTCAGCACCGATCAGCGCCTGGATCACGGCCATGTTGAGAGCGATACGACCCTTCAGATAGTCATCCTCTGACAGATTGGGGTTGTCCACCATCTTTTTGATCTCATCGATTGCTACCTTGATCTCATCGATTCTGCAGTTTTTCTTCTTTCCGAGTTTCATAGTTAGTTCCTCCTTAAATGAATAATTTTTTATTTTATTTTCTTTGCTGACTTATAATAGATCTCTTATACAAGTAACTACTTCGCTTATATCGTTCATAGTCTTATTGAGATCCTTGTTGTTGAAGCATCCTGTTAATTTCCATTTACGTTTGATTATATCAAGATGTAACTTCAACTTGAACGGAATGTTTCTACCCAGCTCCTTACCGTTCAATCCAAAGCTGAGACCCAGTCCATCAATACGCGGAGTATCGATAGAATAAACCACCAGATCTAAAGGTATAAATCCACCTTCATTCTTCGGATCATAGAAAGTTATTTTCAGACGCATTTGTTTTTGCTCTGTTATGTTGATCCTCAAATCTTTGGCGAACTCTTTCTTATCGACCTTAATTGGTTCATTAAGAAATTCTATAAGCACACTGTACACTCCTTTCCTGCAATAAAAGTTTGCAAAATTTATGTCTTATTCTTTATTTCTTACTTTTATAATATATATACATAAAATGAAGAAATACGGTATTTGTTATTTCGAGCCAAATAAGAATAAAGACATGATATCTCTTATAGGATCACTTAAATCAATTTCGTCAGTAACATCGGGATTATATTTCTTATCTTGGAAAAATCCATATTTAAGAAATATCCCATATACTCCATTGTATAATTTATATAATACATTTGGAGATTGGTTGTCTAAAGGTTGAAGTAACGCTAAGAATTCTTTAGGTAATTTAGTTTTATATTTCTCATTATTGAGATTATAAATTGTACCTGTCTCTATAAGCATTTGGAATTCAGCTGTTTCTCCATAACCCAAAATTGAAATGATACTCATGATAGATTGATTTAATGTCAGATTAGATAATCTGTAAGAAGTAATAGCTGTATATATAGAATTTGGAACTGATCCAGAAAATCCCCTAAGTGTATAACGTTTTAATGCGTCTATACAAGATTGAGGATCTTTATATCTCTCTACTTCTGTCATTTCACTTAATAAAGGATATATGTACATCTTACCAGGTTCGCTCATATATATGACATATTCTCTCTTCTCAGGATCATAAGACATATAATATTTTACCTTTCTATCTACTTCTTCCTCCATACCTTTGTGAATTAATGAATCTCCATAATATACTTCATGTGGATATTCTGCCATCACATATATTGCTAAATCATGTTCTTTCATTGCATTGTAAGTATCTCTACTTATAGGAATAACTGATGGATTTTTGAATTGACTTACTATACTAGATAAGTCTAATTCTATTTTATTGAATGGATCGTTTAAAAGATTATCTGTTGAATTCATAATGAACCCTCCTTGACTTTGTTTTATTTAGCAAAGAATATATAATTACTAATTATATATTATGATAGTAAGATTGACAATAAAATATTTTTAGGATGGTGGTGTTTGATAAGTCAATTAGCTTTTAACTTTATCAATTAATATTCAAAAAAATAAAATATTAGGAGGAAAGATAAAATGGAATTTAGTGAAAAATTTATTGACAGAAATATTGCTGAGTTAGCTGAGACATATGATAAGATTAAGGGAGCTAATACTAATATTTATAGAATTGCTCCAGACTTTATTGATGGTCTGAAACCTGTTCAGCGTAGAGCAATATACATCATGTCATTGAAGGATAAAGGTGAAAAATTCCGTAAGCTTGCAACTATTTCAGGTGATACTTTTGGACGAGTACACCCTCATAGTCCAGTTAGTATTGAAGATGCAATTGTCAATATAACTCAGGAATGGCATAATATAATCCCATTGGTTGAAGGAGAAGGTAACTTTGGTACAGTGTCAGGAGATCCTTCAGGTGCATCAAGATACATTAAAGCAAGACTTAGTAAATATTGTATTGCTTGTTTCTTTGAGGACTGGAAAGATAGTGTTGTTGATATGGAAATGGGATATGATGAAGAAACTAAGATGCCAATATATCTTCCTGCAAAATATCCAAATATATTATTGAACGGATGCCTTGGTATTGGTTATGGAGCAAGTTCTAATATACCATGTTTCAATTTCAGAGAAGTAGTAGAGGCTACTATTTTATTGATGAAACATCCTGATGCTCCTATTGTATTAATACCTGATTCTCCTACAGGTGCTGATATTATCGAAAAAGATTTTGCTAAAATGTGCAACACTGGTACAGGATCTTATACTCAGCGTTGTACATATGAAGTAGACGCAGAAACTAATATTATTACAATAACAAGCTTACCGGATCAGGTTACAGCAAATAATATTAGAGAAAAGATTGCTGATATTAAGGAGAAAAATGGGCTTCCTGAATTAATCACAATGAATGATTTATCAGGCAAAGCAATCGAAATTCAACTAATGATCAGAGATGATGTTAATCCATATAAGTTTATCAGAAAGCTGATAAAGGAAGTAGCTGGTTTAGAAAAGGTTTATCCAGTAAATATTACTGTGACAAATGACTACGAAAGTGTTGATTACAGTATTAAGGATCTTCTTCTTGAATGGATTAAATATCGCCGCGAACAGAAGAGAGTAGTTGTATCAAATAAACGTACAAGACTATTCACTGAGCAAAGAACTAATGATGTCAAGATCTTTATTCTAAACGAACGAAATCTTGAAGAAACTATAAAGATATTCAGAAAAAGTAAAAATCTTGAAGATATTCAGAGAAATCTCCTAAATAGATACAGAGACAGTGAAATCAGGATGGATTCAGTTCAGGCAAAGACATTATCAAACATGAGATTCTCAGAATTAACAATTGAATCATATGAAAACTGCCTTAAGAGGAGAGAAGAATTATATACAGAGATCGAGGAAGTAGAAAACACTCTTAATTCAGAAAATGGTATTGATAATCTTATCATTGCTGAATTGAGAGATGGTATTAAGAGATTTGGAACTAATAGAAAGTCTAATGTAGTTCCGTATAAAATTTCTGTATCATCTGAAGTTGAAGGGTATTGTGTTCTTCAGTTATCAAGCGATGGAACTATATTGCGAAGAGTAGCAACAAATGCAGATGAAGAACCTATTCCTACTGATTGTAACGGGTTTGCTGTATTGATAGATAATGATTCATCATTTATTATAATTGACGACAATGGATATCATACATTTATACGTGCTAAAGATATTCCTATTGATACAGAAGTACCTGTAAATAGATATGCTAGGAAGTCTCTTGATGGAAACATTATTGCTATGCTTCCAAGTGATTCGGATAAATGCTGTACTTTAATATCTAAGATGGGTACAGTTAAACGTATTAGAATTTCTGATATTGGACCATCTAAGAAACCGTGCATAAGTTTGGATTCTGGAGATAAGATCGTAAGAGGTATTATGTTGGCTCAGAATACTTCCAGAGAGCTTCTCGTATATACAAAGGAAGGATATGGTCAGCGGCTTGAAAATACTTCTATCAAGATTACATCTCCACTTGCTAAAGGAGGTAATGGTTTTAAACTCGAACCAGATGATGAGATATGCGGAGTATTCGCAATAAATCCTGCAGAAAATGCATACCTTCTGTATACAACTGTGAAGGCTAAACAGCGTCTAAACAACATCGAGTATTTACCTGTAAGATCATCAAAACACGATTCAATGGTGAGCTTAATATCTCTATCAGATAGAGATAGATTGTTAAGCGTGATAGGTTGTAATAAGTTCGATAAAGTATCGTTATTCTTTGCAGATGGAACAAGCGAAGTTGTTGATGTTTCTAAGATTAAAGAATCTACAATGTCAGAACTTCCTAAGAAGATGGTATCTAAAGATATGACCAGTAGCTCATCTAACGTTGTAAAGGTGAAGCTAAACTAAATGTATATTATGAGTATAGATGGGGATTACAATATCCCCATCTATATTTATGCAAATAAGGAGGTTATATATGGCATATAAATCAATGCTGAGTGATAGAATTAGCTATTTTGACTTTGAAAAATCTATACAAAAACGTACACGAGAAAAAATGGAAAATGTCAGTAATGAAATATGTAATAAATTAAAAGAGGAATATCACAATGAATTAGAAGAAGAACGTATAAGATTTGAAGAAGTTTTAAAAGAGTTAGAATCTAAATATATCGAACAAATGACTGAAGCGACTTGCGATAATGTAAAAGATTTATATCGTGTCGAATTGGATGAAATACGAATAGAATTTGAAGATAAAGCAAAACAATTACAATCTGAATATATAAAGAAAGCAGACGAAGCTATTTGTACAGAATGCACAAATCTATTAGTTGAAATAGCAGATACTATTCATACGTATATCGATGAAGATATAATTCACGGTACAACAAATATTATGATCAGAATAGGTTAGCTATTTAATAAAGGAGGTTAAAATAATGACTTTTGAAAAGTTATTTAGTGATTTAACTTTCAATATAGTAAGTCCTCAACAGGCTTATGATGAAATATCTTCTAAAGAAAAAATGAAACGCATAAATTATTATGCTCATATTGAAAATATTTCGAAGGAACCATTAAAAGATTCTCAATTACAGGAGTTACATGCAATAGTAGGTATACTGCAGATATTATATAATTCATCTATAGACTCACCTGTATCAGATTCAACGTATGATACATTACAGGAAATGCTTATTGATATGGGTATTCCTAGATTATCAGGATCTGTTGAGATAAATGATTCCAAGAAAGTTAGTCACAGATTTCAAAACTTAAGAGGTACATTGGATAAAACTTATTATTTATATCCAGATGAAGTGAGAACGAATAAGTCCAGAAAGTATCTTGATGAGTGGATAAGAAGCACTGAAGCTTTATATAGAAGGAACACTGGAAAAGATATTGATCTCAACAAAGTGAAAGTATTAGTCCAGCCAAAATTTGATGGAGCATCTTGTATTCTTGAATGGAACGGAGATAAACCTGTATGGATTACAAGAGGTGATACTCGTAATAATAGAGCATCTGATGTAAGTCATATCATGAATATATTCAATGATTTATTCTGTGGAGAAGAGGAGAATGGACAGAAATTTGAAGTAATGATTTCTGAGGAAAATAAAGAGAAGATAAATGAATTACTTGTACATGCAAACTTTAAGCCTTATAAGAATTCTAGACAAGTAGTTACTGCTACTCTTAATTCCAATGAAGCAGATTTTAAAGCAGATTTCTTGTATCCGGTACCATTAAGGATTATGCATCCAGGAGATGAGGTTGAACAAATTCATCCACAGTTAATAGAAAAATTTCCGACCATGATTTGTACATTCGGAGATAGGGATAAGATTAAAGAATTTGCAAACAATAATCGCTGGATAAATATTAACGGAATGAGACTAAGAACAGATGGAGCTGTTATGACTATTCTCGATGATGATATTAAGAAAGCATTGGGAAGAGATAATAACATTAACAACTTCGAAGTAGCATATAAGTTTACAGAAGAATATGCATATTCCAAAGTAAAGCGAGTAGAGTTCTATGTATCTGAGTTTGGTTTCATTACTCCTGTATTAGTAACTAATGATGTGATCTTAAAAGGTAATACAATCAATCACATTTCATTATCTAATAAAGAAAGATTTGACGAGCTTGGATTATCATATGGAGATGAAGTCAAAGTATTATACGACATCATACCGTATGTAACTATTGACAGTAATTGTAGAAGAATACAGCATGGTAGAAAAATTAAGTTTGTCGATAAATGCCCAAGATGTAGAGCAGACCTTGATCTAACTAAAGTTCAAGTTCAGTGTACAAATCCAGAGTGTCCATCAAGAATAGTTGGAAGGATAATGAATTATTGTTCCAACTTAAGAATTCAAAATATTGGATACCAAACTTTGGATACATTATATTCGATGGGATTATTGAAACATGGTATCAGAAGTTTATATAAGCTTAGAAAGAAGACAGCTGAAATTGAGAACTTGGAAGGGTTCGGAAAACTTAAGACAAGAAAAATCATAGCAGAGATTGAAGCTAAACGTAAATTGTTCGATTACGAATTTTTCGGATCTATTGGTATTGAGGGAATGTCAATTAAGACATTTAAACTTATATTTTCTTGCATAAGTTTAACTAAATTTCTTAATATGATAGAACTTAAAAACTTTGATCTGTTATACGCCATGCTTAATGAAATCAATGGTATAGGAGAGGCTAAATCCAAGATAGTAATAGAGTATTTTAAGAATACCAAGATCAGAAATGAATTGGAAAAACTACTGGAAGAAGTTAAACTTGAAGAGTCAATTCATAAGTTGAACTCTAGTATCGGAAAAGTAGTGTTTAGCGGATGTAGAGCAGATGATGAAGCTATTCAATTCTTGAGAGAACACAATCTTGAAGCAAGCGATAATTGGATTAACAGCGCTAAAGCATTAGTGATACCTAATGATGATTTTGAATCTTCAAAAGTAAATAAAGCAAAGGATAGAGGAATCAAGATAATAGCTTTAAACGGAAGAGAACAGAAAGATGCGTTAAAGGAGGTGATAGTTTAATGCTATCAGCAAGTAATATTGTAACTATACTTGATATCAAGAACAATTCCATTCATAACATATATCTTGGTCATATAGTTCCATACTTTCATCTAAACATTAGTTTTACTGATGATTATGATGAAAATGGTTTTCAGAAAGTATGGGAGATTAGACTTACCGATCATGATACAGTTTATCTTAATGATTTTATGATTAAAGATTTAGACGGTTGGACATCGATTTTATCAATTACCAAATTTAAGGTTCCATATAATAGAGACTATTTTCTCATCGGTAGAGATGTAATAGTAACAGAAGATGAAATGATACCAGTATATTCAGAAGATGATCATAAAGTAGGTTTTCATGGTTCATTATTGTATAAACATGAAATGAAAAAAGTTTCTGATATAGATCATACAGCTCTATTGAGGAATGGAATGAATTATTTTTCAATTGCAGAAATTAATACTATAATGCATGATAAGCCATATGGTTATAGAATAAAAACCAAATCGGGCTTTTGTAATGTTGGTCGTTATTCATATAGATTTGATGCTGGTATAGATCAGAAAATAGGGTATCATTAAAAATGATATATTCTATAAAAGTATCACTGATATATTATTGCCCATAATATGTGATAATCCATATAACTGTAAAAGTTAAAACAACAAATAATCCACAATTTAGGAGGAAGTATTTATGGCTAAGAAAAGTAAAAAGAAGATTAAGATTCCAAAGTCAGTTCTTGATCTTCGTATGTCTCCAAAGAAATTTGCTAAAAAGCATAACATAAGGCTGAAAGGCAAGGGTATCAGCAAGCGTGAAAGAAAACATAACGAGAAGAGACTCGATAAAGAATATTCAGAACATGCTATTACAGGGCTGAATAAAGCTGTGAAGATCCTTGCTGAAAATCCTGAGAACAAGAAAATCAGAAAGGTAGAAAAAGGAGTAGATAACATCATTTGTAATCCTAAGATCATGAAGAGAATTGCAAAGATTTACAGAAAGTCTCCTGATAGTTATCCTAACATGATCTTCTTGCCTCATATGATCATGAATACGCTGGTGTATTATAATTCCGATAACATCAGCGAAGAAGAAAAAGAAATCGGAAAAAATCTTGATACTGAATCTCTGGTTGAATTCTGTGAAAAGATCCTGAAGAAAGAAATTAAGAGATATCGCAATATGGGTCTTGATCCGGAGATGGCATATCAGTTTGCAACTGTAATTCCTACAACCAAGCTGTTTAAGAATAACCGTCAGTGGTATAAGAAACTTATCCAGCAGATGTATGAAATTTCAGAACATTCTGAAGTTGATATTGATACTGTACTTAAAGCTGTTTCAAAGATCGATAAGAAGAAATCTATTAAGAAGAAAGATTTCTTAGAAGGATTCTTCTCTGAGTTTATTCTTCAGAAGTCTTCTAATAAGAGTGCTAAGTTCACTGATAATCAGAAAGAACTCCATGAAGGCCTCATTGAGAGAACTCTGATCTATTTCGATGGATTGAAGAAGAGACAGCTTAAGGATATCTTAAAGCAGTATATCAAGCGCAGAAAGACTGCTGAGAGCTATAAGAATGATACAAAACGTGTAATCAAATTCACTGATCATGCCAACAGCAATAGTCCTTATAGCACCATCAAAGAAGTTGTTCAGGAATTAATCGACGATAATTCCGCTAATGAATTATATCTGTCTTAATATAAGGAGGGTACTTAAATCATGGCTAAGAAGAAAGTAAAAGTAGAGAAAGAGACCAGGCGTCTTATGGAAGGAATCACCGATCTTGTGAAGAAGAAAGGTGATAGATATAAGTTTAAGTCCAAGAACAAAAAGGTCATCAAGAAAGTAAAGAAGACCTGTGTTCACTGGATTATCAGGAAGAAGGGTGAGACCCCTACAGTTATACATGATCCTGAGAGACCGGGTAACTGGAAATGTACAATCTGCGGTGCTTCATTCCCTATCAAGCCGCTGGTTATTAAGAAAGATCCTGATACTGGAAAATGGATTAATCCTTACGAGATCAAAGCAAATGAGTTGCTTGAGCTTGTAAATCAGATCCAGTTCTACAGCGTTAAACTTGGAGGAGACGCTGATGATACTAAGATGTTCATCACTTTGAAACAGGCGCTTCCGAGATTCGCTAAAGTATCCAAGCAGGTTGTTAAGAGAATCAACCAGAGAGAGGCTTGGGAGAATAACAGAGAACGTGGAGATATCATGTCCCAGTTCGATGCATATAACGGTATCAACTATCGTTAATTAAATAAGTATCAGTAATCGATAAATGATAGCGGAATGATTTCCGCTATCATTTATTTTTATAAGGAGATTATTAATGAGTACTTTTATAAAAGATTGGAAAGAATTATCTGAAATTCCAAATGAATCAAAAACTCATATACTTGAAGTAGATACTGATAATTGTTGCGGATGGTTAAGAGCTAAGAATAAAAAACCTTACACGAAAAAGAAAAGCTATATGAGACAAATTCAAAATTTAGATGTTTATTTATCGACTCATACATTTTACGGGAATAACTATAAGCATTCATCTAAAATATTGAGAGCTTGTGGGTTTGATGTAGAGCTTGATAATTGGGATAAGGAGGAATGAATAAAATGGCTAAAATTAATCAACCTATTCAGGAGTCTGTAGATATGTTACCAAATGTTGATCAGGGAAGCAAAAAGATTATAGCTGATGCAATATTTAAGACAATAAGCAAACCAGTTGTTACTGTATCAATGATGAAGTTATGGCATCCGTTTCTAACAGATGATACTATTGGCCAGCTTATGTCTGTTATGGAACAATTAAGTGTTATAACGAGATTACCAAATGGAGACTACAGAGTTAACCCAAGAGATCTAAAAGATCTCATTCCTCCTGTATCATGGCTGTTAGTTACTGAAGGAAGATATAAACCTGAAGAAATCGAGGAGAAACTTAAAAGTCTTCCTCCATTGGATAAACAAAAAGTTTCAGGTATATTGACATCTGAGAAGTCTCCATATACATGGATTGATGTAAATGAAACTCCTGCTCCAATAGATAAACCCGTCGCCATAAGATTCGTAGATCCTAATAAAACATATGGAGAAACGTTTGACGTAATTCTTGAAGCAGAAGATATGAAAATCGCAACAATAGATGAAAAAGGTAATTGGAAAATTCTTCCTCCTTTCCCTCTGTTCGATTATAGTCCTCTATCCAATAAAGAAAATATCGATAAGGGATGTACTGTTACTCACTGGGCAGAAGTGAGTGATGAAGAGATGAATGGTTGGAATACCAGATTCAATCCATTAGGAAGATATAAATTACTAAATATTGAAGCAGATAAAGATCATCAGGAGCTCGTATATAAATCATTATTGTGGGCTTCTCATTTTATCAAAAATGCAATTGAAAATAATGCTAATCCTGAATCTGTTCCTGAATTGACTAAGTATTATGCAACGCTGGCAGATCTTCAATATTGCATGGATAGTGGTAAACCGTTATCAAATATGGAGGAGAGTGATACATAAATGCCGTGGAATGAAAATAAAAACGGAGAGAAAGTATATAACTTATCTCTATATGCTAAAGAAGAACTTCCTACATGGGGAGAACTCCATGAATTATATTCAAGAGGGAAATGTTTCTATGATCCGGAAGATCAAGATGATCAATCTTTGGATATATATTGGAAGATACCTCGTCAGAAATATCTCTTAGCTATGCTCTGTAATCAGTTGAATAAGATGATATTTGAAGATCATTTCGATTATCATAAATGCCTTTGTGGTGAAAAGAAACGTTCCAGAGTAATAGATCTAAGATTTATGTTAACCGATCCTCCTGAAGATGGTCTGGATAAATGGTTTATTGATCAATTGTTTGAAACTTCATATCCGCCTCCAATAATCACAGTGCCAATGCCTGATGGTTCTAAAAATCCATTTATAGTAAATAATCATCCAAGAATCAATATCAATGACTTAGAGTATATAAAACTTATACCGGTTCTAATGGTCAGAGATGAAGCTGGGAATAAATCCATCAATGTTCTGAATAATGAAAATGAAGATACATCAGAATGCAGAAATTGTATTATAGATAGATTCTTTGAAGAGTACAAGAAGTACTTTGAAGAACCTGTAGGTTGGAAAGATAAAGATTCTAAACCAACTTATACTATTGGAGTAGATATAGCTACGCATTGTAAATAAAGTAAGAAGAGAGGATCCGTAATGGATCCTCTCTTTGTTTTTTATTTTTTATTACCAGTTGCTGTAATCACATCACCCTTTACAGTGACAGAGCATTCGCCAGCGGCCTTCTTTACGATTTCAGTTACCGTTTCAGGACTAGCTGAAATCTTTACACTTAAACTATCAGCTGGAGAACCATTATTATTCTCCACAACCTTGATATCTTTGATATCTTTAGATTGATCTTTGCATGTATCATAAATTTTCGAGAACGAATCATATTGGTGTGTTAAGAATCCCGTCATTTTGGATGGATTATCAGCAGGTATAACTTTTCCCAGGTAACCTGGTTTATACTTCTCCATTTTAAACACCTGCTTCCTTTATAATAATTCTGACAGTGACGGAGGTTCACTAGACATTCTTTTCCGTCTAAGTTCAACGATTCTAACAAAATAAGATTTTGGAAGATGATAAAAGATATAATCAAATGTAGGATCGTTCTTAAATAGCGTGCCCAGTTCCTCTATGAATGCTAAGCTTTCTTCAATGTTACTTGCACGCTGCTGAGGCTCCGGGCTACAATAAAAAGCATCCTGCTCATATCTTCAACACGGATCGTTGATCTATTCTTACACTTAGGACAAACTATATCTTTCAGAGAATACTTAAACTGATAAGGCTCCATAGCCATTCTCGAAATTTCCATAATGGTCTGCCAGTCAAATTCATCAAGCTGCTTTACTACCTTAGCAATACTATTAGCACCTTTAATCCTCTTGTATCCACCTTTTCCATTAGGAATAAGAATAGCCTTAACAACACTAAGAGTCATATAAGTCATACCTCTTGATACAACTGTAGGATCATCATTATCCTCTTCAAGACTCTTAATAATTGGATAGATACTGCTAAGATATTCATATGCAGATACGTGACCAATTACAGCAATAAATCCTGAGGTTGTAAGTTCTACTGTATCCATAGAATTTACTGGTGCAGATTTATAAATTCTCATAATATCTTCTACTGTAGAAGCCTCACCAGCTTCTTTCATTTCATCAAGAACTGCTACATTGATGCTGGTCATATCTAATAGATCAGATGGACTATAGATCCAATCATATGTATTACCACACTGCTGATCCTGCCCGTTGACTTTATTCACTGCATGACAATCAATAGAAATGATCTCTTTATCCTTTGCTGTAGCGCAAAGAATCTTCCAGAGCATAAAGTCAAGATCCATGAAAGAAGTCTTTCGAAGGAAATCTTCAAACTTAGAAACAAAATGAGCATCGATTCCATCAGGAATTCCCTCACTAGTTTCAACTCTGATTTCTTTACCTGTATCAGGATCAGTATAAAGATAGTATTCTTCCCATGCTCCGATAGATGGATTTTTAATATGACCAAAACAAATAGACCATTTTTTCCATTCAGCATCAATAGTATTCATTTCCTGAGATGTACTTAGATCAAGTACCTCAGGATAGCTAAGTCCTGTAAATGTTGCACGATATTTAGATGCCGGTAATACTGCTACAATATCATTAGTTTTTCTCTGATATTGTTCAAGAACTCTATCGACAAAATTCTCACTCACATCTTCAATTTCCCCAAATTTAATTTTGGATCCTTCTACAATGTTAAGTTCGATTGAACGAGACTTCTTGATCTTTGCTACTTCCTCTTCACTCCATGATACAGTAGAAAGAGCGGATTTATCAATGATGACTTTCACATCTTTTTCTTCATCCTGGGATTCTGAAATAGAAGATTCTTCTTTTCTTTCAGGCATCTGAACTACTTTATTGTTATCAGGTACTCCTGTTACTGAAGATTGCTGTTCAGGTGTAACATTATTAACTTTACCAATATTTTCATTTAGATTGCCATTCGGAGATGGTTCGGTTACTCTCTCAAGAATAAATTCAGGATACACTCTCTCAACTTCATCAAGAAGTTCATCAAGTTTTGATTGAGCTACCTTATAATCAGGATCACTTGCTGCAATAAGAAAACGAGTTTGGATTTCTCCAGCAGGAATTTGAAGTTTCGTAATTCCATGTCTATTCTTAGCATCTTCGATATTAGCCGTTTTACGACTCATATCATCCATTGATTCTCTGGATTCTTTAAGAGCTACATCATCCATGATATTCTTAAGAGGATCATGTTTCTCCTCACGGATTTCTCCCTTCTCATATACTGCTGCTTTCTTCTGTAATTCAGGCATTCCTTCTGTAAGTGACGCATCAGGGCTCCATTCTCTTTTTTGCTTCTTATGAAATTCAGAAGGCACATTTTGATTTTTAGAAATAGCTGCATCTTCCACAGTAATCGATGGTTCGTTTTCTGATACAGGTTGTTGTGTATTGGGTCTTTTGAAGATATCATTTACATCTACATTCTGTTCAGATGCATAACTATCGATCATACCCATAACACTAAAATTATTTTGATCGCTCATTTAATAATTCCTCCTTAAGGTTTATAGTATTACAACTGTAGTTTACACAGATACAGATTTAATTATAGTGATTTATCATCAAAATCATATAATTAAAAATGGCTCTTGTGTAATTTATACACGTAGGTTCTCTACTATATATAGATCTAATATCGATAATTTTATACATCCAATAATCTAGTATACTTCTTATTTCCGCATATAAAGGATTCTTAGATGTACCTATAGATCTATATAAAGCAAATCCAAACGTAACAAACGCTCCAGGTTGTATAGAGGTATCGGTGGGATTTTTATCAAAATACGCAGTAATGATATTCTCTACAAACTTTGGAAGTTTATTATCTTTTGTAGAATAGATCTGGGAAATAAATCCAGACAAGTTATTTTTATCAACCTGACTTCCTTCAGCAGCTACTTTTAATATAGAACTATTAATTTCAGCATTACCGAATTTATTGATAGTATTATCTACTATTTGAGAAATGTTGGTGGTAATACCTTCCTGATCAGTGAGTGTTCCGTCATCAAATTCTGATTGCTTATTATGCTGGGTTGCATTATCTTCAGAATTCTTGTAATATACTCTTGATATATTTTTTAGAGTATTATTTAACTGATTACGCATTCTTTGCATGAAATCTGCATATACATTATCTGCTCCTTCTTTTAATCTATCCATAAAAGATAGAACGGCTGAGGTAGCATCATATTTTAATAATGCCTGTAAATTATTCAGTTTCTTTACTTTTATTTTGAACTTGTTACCTAGATGCTCGATGGTATAATTCATAACATCTTCTTTTACTCCAGTTTTCCAGTACTCCCTATATATTATTGGATATTCTGCGAATGCCCAGAGATATTCACAACACGTAATCATATCTTCATATCCCTTTTGTACAGACTCTATTAGCATAGCAACCATTAGTAATTTATGGGGAGCATTTTGTATCCATCCAGTAAAGAATGCACTTATGTTACCATAGTATGTCTCTTCAATTGTTTTGTACCATAAATCCAGTAACTTCTCTGCATTTACATTAAATAATTCATATAAGAAGGAAGTTTCTTTATCACCAAATGTGAATGTATATACTGGACCAGATGTCGATAATTGGTTAGCATGATCATCCATAAATTTACCGGTAAATTCAATTAATTTATCCTGGTTAATTTTTTTAGATAGTACATCTGATACATATGGAATCTGAAGATTATCTCTAAGAAAATAGTTTATTTTATATACGTCTTTCTTAGCATTTTCTTCCCCTTCTTCATCAAATAAATATAGAGGTTTATTTTCTTCTCCTAAATATTTATTCATCTCCTCATTCGCATCTTCTATGTACTCCTGGATAAACATACGATACAAATCATTCATTGTATCATCTCCTTTCGTTCAAATAGAAATTATATATTCTCTAACTAATATTATACATTATATTAGGAGGTTGACGTTATGAAGATTACTTACATAAAACTTGTGAATATAGCTGGATTTTATGTCGGTGGAAATAGAGATACTATAGAAATTAACTTTGATAAATCGAAAAATAAAATAATTGCAATTGAAGGAATTAATGCTTCTGGGAAGACAACTTTATTATCATCTTTACATCCATTTGCAAATGTTACTTCACTAGATGAAAGATCAACATTACCATATATATTAGATGGTAAAGATGGTTATAAAGAAATTCATTATCAGGATGGAAATGACGAGTATATTATAAAGCATTATTTCAAATCAACGAAGAGTAGTCATACAGTAAAAAGCTATTTTATAAAGAATGGAGAAGAATTAAACGAAAATGGGAATGTAACATCTTTCAACATGTTAGTAGAAGTTCATATGGGATTAACTCAAGATATGATGAGACTTTTACGTATTGGAAGTAATGTTAACTCATTCGTATCATTAACTCCTGCAAGACGTAAGGAATATATCGGTAAATTGATAGAAGATATTGATCTATACATGAAGATATATAAAAAGATCAATGAAGATTTGAAAGTAGTTAAAGTACTTATTCAAACAAATGCTTCTAATCTTTATAATTATCATATATCAGATATCGTAGTTGAAGAAGATCAATTATCTAAGTTATGGAAAGATATGAGATCTAGGGAAAAAGAAAGAGATACAATCATTTCTAAGTTAAGCAAGATAGAAATGCTTATTAAAGGTAATGATATTAATGAACTTAAGAGAAAAAGAGAAGAAGCCAGTTCACGAATAAAAGAACTAGATCAAATAGAAGAGAGAATTATATCAGAATCATTGGAAAATATAACAATGGAAGATTTAATCAGCAAACGTTCTAAATTATCAAATGATAAAATAGATATACAATCGAGGATTAATTCATACAGAATCTCTATTGATTCAGCTCTTCGTAATATCGAAAGGCTTGAAATTTCTATAAAGAAGATAACTTCTGACAATGATATCCAATCATTAATAAACACTATTGAGAATATAAGACAAGCTGTTACTGCTACAAGTAATATGATAAAATCATTTACTCCAGCAGGATCGTCATCAGAAGATGTAGCATCAATGATTTCAAGATTACAATCATTCAACCAAATAAGCCAGATGATCTATACATTCGGTAATAAACCACTTGATGTATATCTTAAACTGAAAATAGACAATAAATCTGTCGACAGATGGTTGAAAGAACAAGCTAAAAAGATTATGAGTGGGATCAAACAATCTGATCTGCAATATTTATTTGAGAGGGTATTTAAAGATGATCAGATAATATACCCAAACTGTGATACTCAATATTCAGAGTGTCCATTTTATAGATTCTCAGAAGTAATAACGGAAATGAAAGATAAATATGATACTGAAAATTATGATGACGAAACTCTCAGATATATTCAAATAATTTCCAATAACATCGATAATATATTGAATGAACTCGATAGAATGAAAAAGATAAGAATTCCTGATGCATTAAGAGATGATCTAACAGAGAAGAGAATACTCGACAGATTGAGAAATAGATTGCCATTCTTCGATCTTTCAGGACTTCAAGAATATCTATCAATATTGAAAGATTATGAAATTTATATAGATAATTGTAAGAGATTAAAAGAGTATGAATATCAGTTATCTGTATATCAAAAATCTGGTATCGAATCTCATCTATCACAGATTAATTCTTTGAAGGAAAGCATAAGTCAGTTTGAAATGCAAATTAGATCTTCTCAAGGAGATGTAGAAAGGATTAATCAACAATTAGAAGATGTTGATTCTAAGATAGCATTAGTCACTAAGTATAATGATGGGAAGAAATACAAGAGCATTCTAAAGTCTACTCTTGAAAATACTAAAAAGATTCTTGAACCGTTGGAGACAGCATGTGATGAACAAGCAGAGTTAAATTTCCAACTTAGACATATTACGAATGCTATTAATGCTACAAGAGAACAACATCATTCTCTGGAAACAAAGATAAATGAATACAAGAAACTAGTAAAGGAGGGTGAAAAACTATCTAAGATTAAACGAGAGCTTGAAGTTATATCAGAATCTGTGGGTACCAAGAAAGGTATTCCTGTATATTACATGAAGAAATATTTAAAGAAGATTCAGGTGTTGACTAATAACCTACTTTCGTTAATATATGATGATTCGTTAAAGCTTGCTAAGTTTAAAGTATCTCCAGAATCATTTGAAATACCATACATCAAAAATGGTAAAAAGATTCCTGACATTAAATATGCTAGTCAATCTGAAGAGGCTATGAGTACTATGGCGTTATCATTTGCATTAGCAAACAATGCTTCAGGTAGATATAATATAATTCTTCTTGATGAAGTTGATGCAGGCTTAGATGAAATCAATAGAGTTGGTTTCATAAAGATGCTGCATAATCAGATGGTTGAAATAAAAGCAGAGCAAGTATTTATGATATCACAAAACATCTCTCAGATGATGAATATACCTATGGATTCCATAAGATTATCTGATATAGGTTCTAAAAATAAACTCGAGAACATCATATTTGAATGATTAAAGTGGGGATAAAATTATCCCCACTTTATATGGAAAGGAGATAGCAATGAATGAAAAACGTAGAAAGATATGGATCAAAGAACTTTATGAGTTCAATAATAAAACCGAAGAAGAAATACATACGATCGAACAGAGACTCTCTCTCATCGATGATACGATGAACCTTCCCGAGTACGCGACCGATGTCGGAAAACTGACGGAACTCGCGAAAGAAAAAGAACAGCTCGAGCGCGAATTAGAGCACGCGATGGAAGCATGGGAGACCTATGCCGAACAGTTGGAGCAGTTTTCATAA